AACCACTGCACTTGTAAAGGCGAGAAATGATGTTAAAACAAAGCAGTCTAGTATTAATTCTAGGATTGACTCTGGCGAGTTGCGCCTCCCCTCCAGTTGTTCCATTCAAACCACCGCAGATGCCACCTCTCCCAGAGGAGATTCAGCCAATGACGGCCAATCTGAGCGACAGGCTATTAAAGATATTGCAGCCATCGCAGCAGACGGGGACATCGCCATCACCCAACTCAACGCCTGCATCGACACTTACAACAAAGTGAGACAGACAGTCAATGAGGGGGTGAAATGATTAATGCACAACAACTCCACAAACTAGGTATTGGGGCTGAATGGGCTCAACCCTTGATGGATACGTTTGTCAAGTTTGGCATGGTCAGTCCAAAGGAACAAGCATCTTTCATAGGGCAATGCAGTCATGAGAGCAACCATTTCCGAGTCTTGGAAGAAAATCTTAACTATCGAGCAGAGACCCTTCAAGCTTTGTTCGGTCACAAGTTCAAACCCGAAGAAATTCAATCTTACGCCCATAATCCACAGCGCATTGCCAATAGGATTTACGCCAATCGTATGGGAAACCGAGACGAAGTTTCTGGTGATGGGTACCGCTTTAGGGGAAGAGGGTTGGTTCAACTCACAGGACATGACAACTACTGGCACTGTGGCCAAGCGGTGGGTCAAAATTTTGTGATGAATCCTGACTTGGTGGCAACTCCAACATTCGCTGCGATGAGCGCTGGGTGGTTCTGGCAGACCCATCATTGCGGATCTTTAATAGACAATCAAGAGCAACTTTGTAAGCGTGTAAATGGTGGATTAATAGGACTCCAAGATAGAATAGCCCAAACCCAAAATGCACTTGCTGTTTTGACTGCCTAGTGGGAAAATAGACTGAAAATGGGGATATTATGACCACTACTGTACTTACGCCATCAAATCCTAATTCATGGGTTCTGACCTATGATAACTTGATTGCCATCGTTCCACAGTATTTGGAGAGGTCAGATACCGCAACAATCAACGCGATTCCCACCTTTATCACTTTGGCTGAGTTTGAGATAGCTCAGCAGATCAAGACTTTGGGTCAATTGCAGATTGTTGAGGCAATGATGACCGCAGGCAACCCAGTCATCCAAAAACCCTCCAGATGGCGCAAAACCGTCTCTATGAACTACACGGACAGCAGTGGTAACCGTAACCCTATCTTGCTCCGTAAGTACGAGTATTTGACCAATTATTGGCCAGTCAACACACAGACATCTCCTCCTTTGTTTTACTCGGACACAAGTTGGGATTTCTGGTATGTTGCCCCAACTCCAGATCAATCGTATAACTTTGAAGTGCTGTACTATGAGCGCATTCAGCCTTTGAGTTCTACCAATCAGACCAATTGGCTGACCCAGAACGCACCGAATGCAATGTTGTTTGGCACGTTGTTGCAAGCCATGCCTTTCCTTAAAAATGACCAACGTCAGATCTTCGAACAGAAATATCAGGAAGCTATTCAAGCCCTGAAAGCTGAGGATGTATCTAGAGTTGGAGATCGTCAATCTGTTGCAGTGGACAGTTAATCATGACTTACTATGTAAACCCCTATACAGGTTCCACGATCAGCCCATCTCAGGTTGGTTATGAGAGCCTCACAATCAGTGCTAACACCACGCTTCAGTGGCCAGTCAATGGCAACACAAGTGGAGTTGTTGCCAACATCATCGAGGTGACAGCCACAACGACTGGCCTAAAGTTGATTTTGCCCACTGCGACTCAAGTCTCTACAGGGCAGTCATTTTTAATTAAAAACATAGCAACCAATCCTTTTACGGTCTATGAAAATGACACAACGACTAGCCTGATCACCATCAATTCAGGAATTTCGTACTACATTTACTTGACCAATAACACCACTACAAATGGTACATGGTCGGTGTTACAGTTCGGTGCGAGCACGTCTGTAGCGAATGCAACAAGCTTGGCAGGGTATGGTCTAACCGCCACAGGTACAACTCTTAACACTACAACTTTACCTGTCAACTACTACAGCACACAAACACTTCCAAATTCAGTCCAATCACAATTGACAACTTGGTCAGGTGGCGTGGGCACTTTGACGCTTCCAACATCTACTGGAGTAGGATCTAGTTGGTTCACAATCATTAAAAATAATGGTACAGGTGTTTTAACGGTCGCTGCACAAGGTTCAGATGTGATTGACGGTACAAGTGGTTCTTTCCAATTGCAGATTGGAGAATCGTTTTACTTGGCGTCCAATGGATCGACTGGATTTACCTCGTGGGGTTATGGACAAAGTTCAGTATTTTTCTTTACTCAAGAACAAATATCAGTAACTGGCGCGTCAGCAACCATTACCTTAACAAGCACACAAGCATCGTACACTTTACAGAATTACACTGGCACATTAAGTCAAAACACCAATGTGATCGTCCCACCGACAGTCCAGTTTTATGTGATCACGAATAGTACAAGTGGATCCTATACTCTGACGTTCAAAACCTCAGTTTCTGGCGGATCAACACTTACCATACCATCAGGCACTACAGTTGGCATGATTTGTGATGGTACAAATGTAGTTGGTATTTCAACTGTGACAAACAGTAGTAATAACATTACTTTGCAAACAGCATCAGCCACCAATCCGTCTTTGAACTTCTCTGGTAATCTTACGACTGGACTTTATTTGCCCAGTTCAAATACGATTGGATTTACCTCGAATGGCGCACAAGCTGCGACCCTTGGCCCGAATGGTTTGTATGTTGTCAATGGTATCAGTGGAGGTACATTTTGACAGCTAAGGTAATAGCCCTTCAGGTACCCCCTGGTATCCAAAGGGATGGTACGATGTTCGCATCGCTTTCATATGTTGATGGTCAGTGGGTTCGTTTCCAACGTGGTCTTCCTAGAAAAATAGGAGGCTATACAGGCGCTTTTCTTAATTCGTTTGGTATCTCTCGTGGTCTTATCATGAGTGCCACGAATGGATTGAACTACATTATTTCTGGCTATAGTGCGGGTGTTCAGCAATGGGTGACCAACAATGTCACAGCCATAGGAACAGGCCCAACATCTTTTTCGATGAGTACATCCTTTACTCCGAATGATTACAATCTTTGGCAGTTTGACATAGGGTATGACTCAACAGGAGGTGGGAATCTACAGTTGATTGCGCACCCTGGTCAGAATCTCCAGTACATCACAAACACCACAAACACTCGACCCTTGTATGGTCAGTTCACAGGCACGTCATTAGCCCCTGTAGGCGTTTTTACCGCAACAGGCACCCTAACATCAGGATCCAAGCTTGTGACGTTTGCAAGCACGATTGTGGCGATTGGCGCAGGGGTTTCAGTCTCAGGCACTGGCATACCCTCCAACACCACGGTTGTCTCATCTAGTCTTCAAGGCTACGGCCCTGTTGGTCAAGTCACCATCAACACGCAAGGTACTGGATATACATCTGGAACTTTCACGGGTGTATCTATCGTTGGTGGAAAAATTGGTTCAGGCGCACAAGCAACCGTTGTTGTCACGGGTGGTGCCATCACTTCGGTAACTGTTACCCTTGGTGGATCAAATTACTTGTATCAAGACACATTCACCTTATCTGGTGGTGGTATTGGATCAGGCACAGGATTCCAAGGAACTATCAGTGCTTTGGCGACTATCACGTCTAATCTATGGACGGCTTTTTTAAACAATAGCGCAACCACAAGCGGAGCGCAGACATTGACATTCGACAACAATATCTCTGTGTCGGGTGGAGTTGTGATGTTATTTCCTTACCTCTTTGTGTATGGAAATAATGGACTGATACAGAACTGCGCTGCAGGTGACTTCAACAACTGGACAAGCGCTGACTCAAACGCCAACAACGTGGCCTCTACAAAGATTGTGAAGGGTTTACCTTTGCGTGGTGGTACAACCTCTCCATCGGGCTTGTTTTGGTCTTTAGACAGCGTTATTCGTGTTTCCTATACCCCAACAACGGTGACTACTGGAAGCACCTCTAGCACGTTCTATTGGCGCTATGACTTGATTACTCAGCAAAGTTCTATCTTGTCTTCTAGTAGCGTCATTGAATATGATGGAATCTTTTACTGGGCAGGCATTGACCGTTTCTTGATGTACAACGGAGTTGTTGCCGAAATTCCAAATTCAATGAATCTAAACTGGTTCTTTGACAACTTGAATTATTCTCAGCGTCAAAAGGTTTGGGCAACAAAAGTTCCACGGTATAACGAAATATGGTGGTTTTATCCACGTGGTGATGCAACTGAATGTACAGATGCAATTATCTACAATGTACGTGAATCACAACTTGCTGGCAAACCTGTGTGGTACGACGCTGGCTCAGCACCAGGGGCTCAACGTTCATCTGGTTGGTTCACTGAAGTCTTTCCTAAGCCAATTTGGGGTGACACAAATTCAACCACTACATTATCAATTGTTGGTTCTGTATCTGGAACTACGCTGACTGTCACTGCTGTGAATTTTGGTACTGTTGCTGTAGGTCAAATCCTTTCAGGAACAAATGTTCCAGATCAAATGGTGATTACTGCTTTGGGCACAGGAACTGGTGGAACAGGAACTTATACCGTCAATAATCCAATGAGTGCTACGGTTGCATCAACAACCATGACTGCAAATTCAAGCATTATTTGGCAACATGAGACTGGGACAAACCAAGTTTATTTGACCAACAGTGATGCAATCTATTCTGCGTTTGAGACGCCCGTTTTGGGCAATCAAGCTGGGTTGGTGGGTGCGACTCAACAGCCTGGTGAGAATAACTGGACACGCTGTGAACGCATAGAGCCTGACTTCATTCAGAATGGTCAGATGGACGTGATCGTAACTGGTAAGGGTTATGCTGACGACATTGATCTTCCCTCAACTCCTTACAACTTCACGCCATCAACACTGAAGATAGACATGCGTGAACAGCGTCGTGAGATGCGTTTAAGGTTTGAGTCGAATACTTTTAATGGTGACTACCAGATGGGTAAGATCATTCTGAGTGTTGAGACAGGTGATGTACGCGGAACGGCTAACCCATGACCGTTTACGACCCAAGAGGGATGACATGGGATCAATGGTGTGCGCTGATGGCGGAGTTGTTTGCGCCTAATCAGTTGGGGACACTACCTGAAGAAAGATGGAGAGAATGGGGTGATGCGGTAGCAGGCATTGGTTACTTCATGGCATCAGGCATTGCGGATACAAGGGGATTTGAGACGTGGCAAGATTGGGCTTTTCATATGGTTGGGACAATGACAATCATAGGGACGGCTAGTTCAACAAATGCGGTGGCGTAATGGCAGATGATACAGGTTTAGTTAATAGTTGGTTCGCAGCTAATCCGAACGCTACACAGGCGCAAGCGGCGGCTGCGGTGCAAGCCTATGGTGGACTGACACCTGACTTGGCACAAGCCTTGGCTACTCACTATGGCACTTCGGCTGACAACGTCAACACTGCATATCAACAGTTGACTGCACCTACCCCCGCTCCCACCCCAACACCCACCCCTACTCCTGTTGCAACTACGCCTGACCCTGCGAACATGTTGAATGCCATAGCATCATCAGCAACGCAAGACCCAGCGCAAATACTGAACAATTATTCAAGCACTGTTAATCCAACCACAAGCTCATCGCCTTTAGCGAGCACGAATGTTGCAAGCCCAACAACATATACAAATGCTCAAATCAATCAAGACTTCAACAACATCATCAGCAACGGTGGAAGCTATGCAGATGTTGCAAAAGAGCTAGATACAAAGGGTGTGAGTCCTACTCAGTTGGCCACAGCACTAAATATAAATCCTGCTTATGTACAGAATCAGTACAACATAGCTGATCCTACGGGATCACAGGTCAAAGCTTATTCAGGTGATAAAGCCTCAGCAACTGCATCAGACACAAGCAATAACTTCAACACGACATACAACGCGCTTCAATATGGAAATACAAAAGTTGTTCAAACTGGAGCAGACGAATCAGGCGCTCCAACGTATGGCCTTCAAGATGCCAACGGCAACATATTGCCTGGCACTCCTATTGATATGGGGAATGGCGTCTATGACGTTCAAGTTGGCTCTGCTGGTGGAATCATTCACACATATACAACTCTTAGTTCTGATGGGACATTAAATCCTGTTACCGACTACAGCACACAAGTTGACTACACGGGCGGAAACAAGGGTGGATTTGTAAATCAAACAGCTTCTGGTATTGGTAGTTTAGGTGTTGTTGCGGCACCCGCTGCGACAATCCTTGGTGGGCCTGTATTTGGAACATTGGCAAATACTATTA